GGGGGGGGGGGGCTAGGTTACTTTGTGGGTAAGAAATAGTCTTCATGGTTGACACGAACATTTTTCAAAATACCACTCTAGTAACACAAATCATTAAATTAAAACTTTATAAACATTGTATTAGATAATATATATTTGATATTATTAATGTAAAGTTATATTGTTTAACAACTAATATAGTAACATCTTTCTAGTAAGGATATATGCTTAAAGAAATAATAGATTTACCTGGGCAATGTATTTATGGTTTAATAAATAAACTAGACCAGAAGATATTTATTGGGTATACTAAGGATCTAGTAACAGCCCTTAATAGAATTGCTAAGGATATTAAATCTAGTAACCATGTTTTAAAAAAAGATATAGACAATATTAAATTAGTTATATTAGAAACTATTCAAGATGAATCCTTGTTACGTTCCAGGTACCAATTCTGGTATAATCAATATAGTAACATGGGTTTCCTTCATTATCGTAAATATAAAGCTTTGGGTTCCTATAAACTCTTTAGGGAGATTGTATTAGATAAGCAGGGACATGTGCCTAAGATACATGTTTCTTTGCGTTATGGGAGATCTAAGAGAGTTTTAGTGGGTATATTTAGTAGTGTACCTGAATGTGATGAGTTTGTCAATCAATATTATCCTAATAAGAAAGATATTAGTTGTATTATTTATTCTAGTAACAAGTTAACAAAGGACTATCTTTCTAATGCTGGTTAATATATAATGAGTAAGTTAGAGTTAGGATTAGTAGCCACTTTTTATTTTACTATAATTCTAGTAACAATGGTTTGGTCTTTTATATGGTCTACTATTTGGTTCTTTAGGACTTATAAGTATAGGAAGAAGATGAGACGTAGAAGACATCTTAGGTTAATAAAGTGATGGTTCTTTATTATTTTCAAATATTAGTTAATCCTCCGATGACAGATTTTAATTTTTTGTTAAAAAAAGAATTAATAATTAATAATACTGACAACCATATTAGAACTATCATATTGGAATATAAATGATTCTATTTATAGTTTTATTCCTTATTATATTATTTAATGTAAGATTTAAATCTAGTAACATAGTAAAGTGTGATCCTAATCATAAATGGATATATATGGATACTAATGTGGGTAAGGTTATGGTTTGTGAGGTTTGCAAAAAGCGACCAGAGGATTTAATGTGATGGTATTATTTGGATATGAATACCCTGGTCTTTTACAAGGAACCGTATTTATTGATTATATACCGAAAGATGAATATATACTATCTGATTATAATATAATAATTTTGGAGTATAAATGAAAGTGTTAGTTTGTCGTATTTTTAGATATGGTGGAACTTATTCAACATTTGATATAGTTAATAAAGATCTTATAGAAAATTGGTTTATACCAAATATTATTCTGGAGTATAAATGAAACGTGACATGTTAAATGACATGGATTATATGATGAATGAAGATGCTTCTATGAATAAAAGAAGCTTTAAATTAATAGAAGGTTCTACTCCTTTAAATGAGTTTATGTGGAAGTCTAGTAACTTAGATCTTGACGGACGAATGATTTCTATGTTACACTTAAAATATGTTGATTATATCGACCTTATTAATCAAAATATCAAGCCTTTTAAAAAACTCTAGGAGGTTTATGGTTCAACGTTGTAATTTCTGTGGGTTGTTTGCTTCGCAAGATTATGAAGGTTCTGGGTTATTTCGAATTAAAGATGAAATATATTGTTCGGTAAATTGTTATTATGATAAAGATAAGAATGTTCCAAGTCCTAAAAATAAATCTTTATGTAAAGCTATTATAAAAAGTTTAAAGAAAGTTATTAAACATAAAGGTAAAAAGAAACTTGAAACGAAAAAAAGAAAAGTCTCATAAAATTAAATATAGTAACATTAATAAAAAAGATCTTGATATTGTTTTAGGTAATAGTTATTTTAATGGCGACTATACTCTTAAAGATGAATTGGATAAATATGGTGAGGATATCATATTTAATCAATATTTAGTTGAAGATGGTAAGTTTACCTTTTTTAATGCTTGGACTAAGAATTATGTTTTTAGTTTAGTAAAAGATTTAATGGATGACCAAATTATATTAGGTTTGAAAAGAAATCCTCCTTATGAAAAATAAGAAAAAATTAACTAAAGATACTTTAGAATTTGAATTAATTAAAACTATCGATTTGATGGATGAAACTCTTTTATTAGACGAACAATTACCCGATGAAGTTTGGAATAGTTTTTATAAACATATTCAAAAAACTCGTAAGTTATTAGGTATTATAAAGTGAAAAAAGAAGTTAAACCTCCTGAAGGTACAGAAGATTTAGGGGAGAAGAATAATTATGCTTATAAATGTAAGAAATGTGATCAGATTGTGAACTTTCATTTTATTCTCAAATTTATTTTGGATTCGGGATTATGTCCCAATTGTTTCCATGAATAGAGGAATATTTTATGCTAATACAAAAGAATATTTATTTAATTTTTGTTTAAGAAGCGAAAGTGATTTTAATAGATGTTCAGAAGAACATAAAGACGATAAATCATTTATTATTATTTTTACTATCAATTCAGAAGAAACATTTGAATATAAACATTGGGATTTATAATGGAAAGTAATCTACGTATATGTAAGTCGTGCAAACAAATTAAAACTAGAACCTTGGCCGGTAAATGGAAGAAGGATAGTAAATTTACTGATGAGAATGGTAAGCTTTGGAATGGCAATTTATGCCCTCCATGTAACATCGATAGGATCAAAATTAAAATGAGGATTAAACGTGTTCCGAAAAATTAGTGCATCTATTATACTTCTTTTAATAGTTTTTTTATGTTATCCAATTCATTATGTTAATCCACAATTAAAACCTCTGACAAATGAAATATTTAGTATTGTAAATCAATATTGTAAACCTGGACAATACTATAATCCTAGACATACGTTTGTTTATTTTAAGAAATTAAAAGAACCTATTGTCGGTCAATGTGGTATGGGAATACAAAGGTATTCTATTGTATTAGATCCTCCTTATTGGAATTATTACAATATAAATGATAAGTTTCAATTATTAGTTCATGAATTTAGTCATTGTATTTTATTTAAGAATCATGTTGATGATCCAAAGAATTATATGTATTATAGTATGGTTAATTTAACTAAAGAACAGATTAAAGAACAATTTATAAAAGATTTAAAAGAACATTGTAAAGAAAAGGTTTTGATTTATCAATGACAGTATTATATTATAATATTTATTTAAGATATATCGATTGGGAATTTTATTTACCAAAGTTAGATATTAAAATATTGGAATATAAATGAAGATTCTTTATTGGCAAGGATGGTTTTCAACAACTACATTTGGGTTTGGTGAGGATTATTGGGATGGTGTTGATGTCAAGATTTTGGAATATAAATGATTAAAATTGATAATGAACATATAGTTGCAATAGATGTTGATCAGACTTTATTTATGCACGAAGAAGGTATCATAAATAATGATGTTATTGTTAATCCATATTCTAAAACTAAAATTGGTGGTCATTTAAATCAAAATCATTATGAACTTTTAAAACAATATAAAGCTCGTGGATTATTTGTTATAGTTTGGTCTAAGGCTGGAGTTTTATGGGCTGAAGCTGTTATAAAGCATTATAAATTAGAACCTTATGTGGACTTAATTACGACTAAATTTGATAGATATGTAGATGATTTAGAAGCTAAAGATATTCTTGGTGAAAGAGTTTACATTAAATGAATCTTCTTTGGTGGTGTACCCTAGATAATTTAATAATGTATGAGAAATATCCAAATATAGATTTTCAAAAATGTGATATAAAAGTTTTGGAATATCAATGACATTAATATGGTCAACAATATTAGAGCGATGTATTATTTATACTGGAACCACAAATGAATGGTTCGGAGCCATAACTATTTTGGAATATGAATGATGGTTCTTTATTGGTTAAATTATAAATCATATTATTATCAAAATTGTTGTGATTTTAATATTAAAAAATATTTTCAAGAAGAATCTGGTTTAAGAACTAAGATATTAGAATATAATTAATTATCTATGATTAAAAAAAGTAATTCCGGTATTTATTCAATAAAAAATTTAAAAAACAATCAACAATATATAGGATCTGCAGTTAATTATCCTAATCGATTTAGACAACATAAATCATTGTTAAATTTAAATAAACATTATGCAAAACATTTACAAAAATCTTGGAATAAACATGGATCACAAAATTTTATTTTCGAATTAATTCTTTGTTGTAGTAAGGAGAATTTATTAGAATTTGAACAATATTTTTTAGATAAATTAGCTCCGGTTTATAATACTTTAAAAATTGCTGGAAGTAGGTTAGGTACTAAAGCTTCTTTGGAAACTCTTAAAAAATTATCAGATTCACATAAAGGTAAACCTTCACCTAACAAGGGTATTAAAACTGGAAAACCTTCGTGGAATAGAGGAATTCCTCAAACCGAAGAAACTAAATTAAAACTTTCAAAAGCTAGTAAAGGTAAACATTATTCTCCTAAAAGTGAATTTAAAAAAGGAGAAAGAAATAAAAAACTTTTAAGAAAAATTGAATGTGTTGATTTAGAACTATCTTTTTTATCGATAGCTGACGCAGCTAGATTTTGTGGTAATGTAAATTATATGTTTAATATAGCAAATTGTGCCAGAGGAAAACAACCAACGGCTTACGGTTATAAATGGAAACTTATAGATTAAGGATTGAAAATTCTACTAGGTCTATCTTGTCTAACGCCAAGATCGATATGTGACCAATTAGTAATTTTTCCTTTAGTTGCATTAGGATTTTCTTGCCATAATGAATATTTACGTAATAAATCCGGTCTTGAACTTATTAATTTAGCAAGATTTTGATCTTTATCATCTAATAAATCTATAGCTAATGAAATTTGATGATAGCTTCGTTTTGCGCTATTAGGCAATGAAGCATTAATAGCTGCCGGCCTAAATCCGCTAGTCACTTCAACTTCATCAATACCTAATTCCGTTAAGAATTTATTAACAATATCTAACAATTTAATAGCATTAGCCTGAACTTCCGGTGTCCATTCCTCTGGATACTGTTTATCTCTCCCTTTAGTGTAATCTTCCATTGTAATCATTTCTTTAATACTCCAATTATCCTTTTGACAACTTTAACCATGTATCCGCAGATCCTACATTTCAGCCATGTGTTATCTTTAACGAATTCCATCCACGTAATAGTTTTACAAGACGGACATGATGTCTGGGATTGCTTACTTTCCATATTATAAGTTGTTAAACTATTAATTTCATTAGATTATTCTATATTTCAATTTTCAATAAGTTATCGATATTATTACAATTATTCTAGTTAACAACTTAATGTATGGATCTTTTCGTACGCTGAATGTCTCTAGTGGGATAAAAATGGGATCTAGCAAGTCTAGAATCACCGCAAAAGCAGCTGATACAATTTAAGTCCATACACAATTAAATACAGGAGTTTTAATGTCTAAAGTCGTCAAATTATTGCCAATGGCTTTATTTTGTCTTTATTTTAGTAAAGTTATGGTTCAATCACCCACAGCAATTGAAGCTAGTATTTTGGGAATTTTAGCAACTTTTGTTGCTTATCTTGAATATAAAAATAATGATAAGAAACTTGAAGCCATTGAAAAATCATTGATTGAATTCAAAGCTGATCTTGATTTTAAACAAAAAGAGATTGAAGGATTAAAGTCTACAACTACTGGTCTTAAAATGGCTTCAGGAATGAAATCAATGGGTAGTAGATAATGTCTGAAATAAGTAAGACGATACTCCAATATCGTCAATTAGAACAACTTCAGCAATATGCCATGGCACAGGAACAAACTATACTTCAAATTTCTAAGAAATTACAACGTATTGAAGAAGAACGTGATCATTTAAAGCAATTATTAGAAACCTCGGTGCCCTTAATTAAAACTTCTCCAGAAGGTGTGCAGCATTTTGCTGAAAATGATACCGAATATATTTGTAATATTGAAATTGGAAAACTTAAACAAAATTCTATAGTAAGAGAACTTACATTAGAAGAATCTCGTAAATTAGATACTTATTTCAAAATTTTAACCCAAATAAGATCTCGTCCTAATCTACAAGAAAAAGAAGTTAAGTCTCTTAGCAATGATGATCTTTTAAAATTAGTTGAAAATAATGATGACCGAACAAAGTAAAAAACAAGAAATACTTACAGCTAAGCATGAACTTTGGAGAAGGGGTTCGCTGTCTTTCAAGTTAGACGCCACTCAAAAAGGTTTATATAATCTTTTTTACGATTCTAATCATAAGATTATGACGTGGTTATTAAGTAGACGTCAAGGAAAAACTTATACACTTTGTATTTTAGCTTTAGAACAATGTATTAAATATCCTAACAGTATTGTGAAATTTATTTCACCAACTAAAATTCAAGTAAATAATAATGCTCGCCCCGTATTTAGACAGATCTTAGAAGATTGTCCAGAAGATATAAGACCTGAGTTTAGAAGTAAAGATTATATCTATTTCTTCCCTAATGGTTCTGAGATTCAATTAGCCGGATCAGACGCCGGCCATGCAGAAAAATTACGTGGTGGTGATTCCCATATTTGGTTTATTGATGAAGCAGGAAGTTGTAATGATCTAAATAATATTATTAAAAGCATTCTTTTACCTACAACTCTTATCACAAATGGTAAAGGAGTATTAGCTTCAACTCCTCCTAAAGAAGCTGATCATGAATTTCTTAAATGGATTGAAGATTGTCAGATGAAAGGTAGTCTTGTAAAGAAAACTATTGATGATAATCCCCGTATTACTGGTGAACAAAGAACTAATCTTATTGAAGAACTTGGTGGTATTAATACCGAGGAAGCTCGTCGTGAATTATTTTGTGAGATTATAAAGGATTCTACTACATCTGTTATACCTGAATTTGACGAAATAATGTCAAAAGAAATTGTAAAAGAATGGCCAAGACCTCCCTTTTTCGATGCTTATGAAGGCATGGATACTGGTGGTAAAGATTTCACAGTAGTAGTTTATGGTTATTATGATTTCCGTGCAGCTAAAATAATTATAGAAGATGAAACTATAATGGATTTTAGAAATAAAGATGAAACTATTTTATCTTTAGTTAAAAAAATAAATGAAAAAGAAAAGAAACTTTTTTGTAATCCAATTTCAGGCGAGTTTATTACTCCTTATAAAAGAGTTAGTGACGTTGATTATATTTTAACCCAAGAAATTTATAATCATAGTAAACAAATTTTACCCAAAGAACAAACTATTAATTTTGAAATAATTCATAAAGATCTTAATGAAGCAATGATTAATAATCTCAGAATTTTAATCAATAATAAAAAGATTATAATCAATCCTAGGTGCACCACTCTAATTAGACATTTAATGAATGCTCGATGGGATAAACAAAAAAAGAGATTTGCCCGAAGTGCAGACGATGGTCATTATGATGGGGTTGAAGCTTTAAAATATTTAGTTAGGTCTATTGAATTTAATAAGAATCCATACCCTGCTCATTACCAATTAAATACTCAAGCTCTTTTTATACGTGATCCTGAGAAATTTAATAATAATTCCAATAATCAAATAGAAGTATTTAAACGTCTATTTGGTGTAAAATCCAAAGGAAAATAATTATGACCGGTGACACTCAAACACAAAATGCTGAATACTTCGCAGCTAAGCCAGCAAAAGATGCTGCAGGTATTATTTTAGGTAAATCAGAAACCTTCTTTAATCTTTTAAGATCCAACCATTATCTTGAAAAACTTCAAAATATGTGGAGATTTTATCATGGATCTTATGTAAATGATTATGTTGGTGGTGGACATAGAGTTAATTTTACTGGTGAACAAGGTGAATTAGTACAAATCCCTATCAATCATTTTAGAAATATAGCTCAACATATTTATGTAATGATTACTTCAGCCAGGCCAGCAATGGAAGCTCGGGCTATTAATACTGATTATAAATCCTATGCCCAAACCTATCTAGCTAATCAAATTCTCGATTATTATATGAGAGAAAAGAAATTAGAAGATAGTTTAAAAAAGGCCACTGAACTAGCCATTGTATTAGGTCAAGGGTTTATTAAATTAGCTTGGAATGCAACGGCTGGTGAGATTTATGATGTTGACCCAGAAACTAATGAACCTATTAGAGAAGGTGAATTAGAATTTTCCACTTTAACTCCTTTTGATGTTGTAGTTGATGGAACTAAAGAATCTTGGAATAATGATTGGATCTTAACTAGAACCTGGATTAATAGATTTGATTTAATGGCTAAATACCCAGAATATGCCGATAAAATTAGATCATTACCCACAAAAACTCAAAGCACCACATATAGATTAGCTGTTTGGTCTAATGACGATACTGATGATATTCCCGTTTATGAGTTCTTCCATCGTCAAACTGAATCAATGCCCGATGGTCGGTATATGTTATTTCTCGATTCAGATGTTATCCTAATTGATACCAAAATGCCTTATAGATGTATTCCTGTCTTTAGGATCGTCCCTGGTGAGATCTTAGGTACCCCCTATGGTTATACTCCAATGTTTGATATTTTCCCCATCCAAGAGGGTATTAACTCGTTATACGGCACAATAATGACCAACCAGAACGCTTTTGGTGTGCAAAACGTATGGATACCCAGAGGTGCTGATATTGCTATCAGTAATCTCGAAGGGGCTATGAATATTATTGAATCAGCCCAAAAACCAGAAGCTCTTAATTTAACACAAACCCCCGCAGAAGTCTTTAAATTCTTAGATATGTTAATACAAGCAGCTGAAACTATTTCAGGTGTTAATAGTGTAGCTAGGGGAAATCCTGAAGCTTCATTAAAGTCTGGTACAGCACTAGCTCTTGTCCAATCTCAAGCTCTTCAGTTTATTTCAGGCCTTCAACAGAACTATGTCAAACTTGTAGAAGATGTTGGAACTGCTGTAATTCAAATCTTAAAAGACTTTGCTAATACTCCCAAAGTTATAACATTAGTTGGTAAAAATAATCGACCACTCCTTAAAGAATTTACCGGTGAGAAGATTTCAGCCATTAATCGTGTTGTAGTTGATATGGCTAATCCTCTTTCACATACAATAGCTGGTAGAGTTCAAATGGCCGAACAAATGATGCAAATGAAGATTATTAAAAATCCTCAACAATACTTCCAAGTTATTAATACCGGTAAAATGGAAGCAATGTATGAAGGTGAAGTTGATGATCTTTTATTAATTAAAAAAGAAAATGAAGAATTATTAGATGGTAAAAATCCATTAGTTTCTCCAATGGATAAACATAGTGTTCATATTGATGAACATTCTGCAGTATTGGCTGATCCTGATTTAAGAAATGATGCCGGACTTGTAAAGATTGTCATGGATCATATTGAAGCTCATATGAATGCTTTAAGAAATACTGATCCATCTCTACTACAAATGCGTGGGGAACAAGCATTACCTCCCTTACAACCAAATAATAATCCTCCTGGAGGACAGCCTAATGGTGCTCCACCTCAACAACCTCCTCAAGGTGCTGTACAAAATAGTCCAATACCTCAAGAAATGAATCCACAAGCTGGTAATACAGTTGCCGGACAATCAATGCAGGGTCCAGGCGTAACAAATGTTAATCCCGCTCAACCGAGTAAAGTACCTGCGGGACTTCTAAGTAATCCAGGGCTCCAACAAGCTGCAATGGGAAATGTAAAAGGATAATATGAGTGAACAAAATCCGTTTAGAAGTAACTTAGACCAGCAACAAATTTTTCAAAGAGCCTTTGATGAAGATACGGATCGTATTAGAGTAGATGCCGAATTAACAGCATCTATTATTGCTCCTCCAGGTCTTGAAGTTGCAATTAATGCTCATGATGATAATATTGCTATTAGAAATTCTAATAATAATAATGAACTTTTAATTAATCCGGATGGAAGTATAAATGTTACTGCGAGTGGCGGTAGTTCTGATACTAATTTAATTAAAATTGCAGGAACTGCAGTTTCAGTTAATAACGGCACTGCTGATGCCGGTACATTAAGAGTTGCAATAGCATCTAACAATACTCCATTTTCAGTTAATGCAGTACAATCGGGTGCTTGGACGGTTGGAGTTAATAATTTTCCAGCAACACAGGCTGTTACTCAATCTACTAGTCCTTGGGTTGTATCGGGAACTGTTACTGCCAATATTGGTACAACAGGTGGATTGGCATTAAATTCAACTCTTTCGACTATTAATACAACATTAGGATCGCCATTTCAAGCTGGTGGTTCAATTGGCAATACGTCATTTATTGCCACACAAGCTTTGGGAACAAATCTTCACGTTAATGTTGATAACTTCCCAGCAGATGCTGATTCTTTAGCACAAGGTTCAACTACAACTGGTCAACTTGGTAGTCTTATTATGGGAGCATCAACAACAAATGCACCATCATATTCTACAGCAACAACTAATCCTCTATCATTAGATACTTCAGGTCTTTTAAGAATTTCATTAAAAGATTCACCTGTCAATACTAATAAATTTTTAGTAATCACCGATCCTATAACATTTGCGTCTCCTCAACACACTATATTAGATTCGGGCACTTTAACTACTATAACTAATCCTGTAACTGTTGTTAATTCTGGAACTTTTGCAGTTCAGGCTACCCAATCTGGTACTTGGAATATTAATAATATTTCAGGAACTATTAGTTTACCTACGGGTGCGGCAACATCCACCAATCAAACTACTGCCAATACTTCCTTATCTTCTATAGATTCAAAACTTACAACAACTAATTCTGATTTAACAACAATTAATACTTCTATTCAATCATTACAAGTGGCTCAAGGATCTACCACAAGTGGTGAATTAGGACCTTTAGTTCAAGGCGCTGTAACTACATCAGCTCCAACATATATTAGTGGTCAGACAGATCCATTATCATTAACTACTGCAGGAGCATTAAGAGTAGATGGTTCGGGAACTACTCAACCAGTTTCTGTTGCAGGAACCGTGGCCGTTACTCAATCAACTTCACCCTGGGTTGTTAGCGGGACAATCACTACATCACCAAATGTTAATGTTCATGATGGTTCTGGTGTATCTATTAGTTCTACTGGTAGCTCATTAAATGTTGATGTGACAAATACAGTACCAGTTAGTCAATCAGGGTCTTGGGCAGTAACCGCTAATATTGGCACTACTGGCGGACTTGCTCTTGATAGTTCTCTCACAACAATTAATACTTCTATTGGGGGACTTTTAACAAATACACAATTAAGAGCTTCTCCTGTTCCAGTTTCCGGCACAATAACTGCTAATGCTGGAACTGGTAATTTTACCGTTGTCCAACCAACTGGTACTAATTTACATGTTACTGTTGATAATTTTCCAGCAGATGCCGATGCTCTTGCTCAGGGATCTACTACATCAGGACAATTAGGCGCTTTAATAATGGGAGCTGTCACTACGAATGCTCCTAGTTATACTACAGCTCAAACTGATCCACTTTCTCTAGATACTTCAGGATTACTTAGAGTTTCTTTGAAAGATACCCCAGCTAATACTAATAAATTCCTAGTAACTGCAGATCCAATAACATTTGCCTCGCCTCAACATACGATAGTAGATTCTGGAACAATCACAGCTAATCAAGGAACATCTCCTTGGGTTTCAAATATTACTCAATTTGGTAGTTCTAATGTTGTAACTGGAACTGGAGCAAGCGGTGCTGGGATACCTAGAGTAACAGTTTCTAATGATTCTAATATTTTAGCAACACAATCTGGTACATGGACTACAGGGAGAACTTGGACTTTATCTTCTGGAACAGATTCTGTTGCAGCAGTTCAATCTGGAACATGGACCGTTCAACCGGGAAATACTGCAAATACAACACCTTGGTTAGTGACAGATTCTTCAGATGGGCCAGTTACGCCCGGAACAGTTGCCGGTAAATCAAGTCTTGCCGGTGGTCAATTTAATACTGTTCTTCCAACATTAACAAATACTCAACAAGCAGCTTTACAAGTTGATTCTAGTGGTAGATTAATAATTTCTCCAACAAGTAGTTCTAGTGTTGTTACAGTTTCAAACTTACCTACAACTGTTGATACAAATTATGGAACAGTTGGGGCCAGCACTATTAGAACAGCTTCTCAACTCGGTAATTCTACTGGAGCAGCCTTATTTGGTGCAGGAACTACAACTGCGCAGGTATTAAGAGTAGTTCTACCTACCGATCAAACTGCCATTCCAGTAACTCAATCTGGAGCCTGGACAGTAACTGCAAATGCTGGAACTAATTTAAATACATCGGCATTAGCTTTGGATGCAACATTAACCCAACTAACTTTATCTCAAGGTTCAACTACATCTGGAGAAAAAGGTCCATTAATTCAAGGAGCGGTGACAACAGCAGCTCCATCTTACACAACAGCGCAAACTAATCCGA